ATGAAAAAAATACTATTCTTCTTATTAACTGTATTTCTTGCCGAAATATCTTTTTCACAAGAAGATTTTTCTTTTGTTGACGACGATATGGAGTGGGCATATATTGTTGAGGAAAACGAAGAAATGTGGCAATTCAAAATTCCCACAATAGAAACCGTTCGTTACAAATATGATGAAGACACAATTATAAATGCTATTTTATATAAAAAAATGTTAAAGTCCTCTGATAATGGAAAGAGCTGGAAGGTTTTAGGATATTTTCGAGAAGAAAATAAAAATGTTTATTTTATCTGTAAAGATAAGATAGAAGAAAAATTGGCATACAATTTTTCTAATAATATTGGGTATCGGTTCGATTCTAACTATGAAATCACGTTGATTTCTGACTCTATAGTCGTTAACTCAATGAAAAAGGCTCGTTGGGGATTTTATAAAAAAATGAATGAAGATGATGACTCTTTTATTCCATTAGATTACAAAGATGAATATCTTGATATAATTATTGAAGACATCGGTTCTATTTTTTCCCCTACTTTTGATATGTTACCATTTATCCCGGGCGGATATACTGGTGCAAGATATTATACGAGTCTTCTTTGCGTCCAAAAAGGAAAAGATGTCATTTGGCATAATCCAAACTATGAAGAATGTTATTATGAACGTACGGCAATAGAATCATTTGAAACCGTGCAACATTCCATTTCCCCCAACCCCGTAAATGACTTTCTAACCCTCACTTTGCCCACCGACAACAACGGAATCAAAATTTTCGACCTGCAAGGCAAACTTTTGTTGCAACAGAATGTAGGGTTTTCGGCAGAGATAAATGTCTCTATGTTACAAGCGGGTACGTATGTGCTGGTGGTAAATGAGGAGTCGTATAAGTTTGTGAAGGAATAATTAGGAATTAAGAATTAAAAATTATGAAACGGATAACTGTAATTTCTGTTCGATCGGATTACAAATCCTTATGCTCACAACGGCTGGATTACAAATCCAGCCGAACAGGCTCTTATACCAAGGCCATATATGGTGTCTGTAAAGAAACATAATTATATTCCATATTTTTATACACAGGATGTCTATATTATAACCCACAAATCAAAAAATCCACTTTTTCAAATTGAAAAGTACATTTTTGGACAAAAAACAGAGGCAGTTCCGATAGAGCTGCCTTTGCTTTTTTAACACCATTTAATCAACATTCAAATTGAATTCAACATCTTTCCTTTTATATAACATTATATCCGTGTAAACACTGTTGTAATTCATTCTGCTGACTATATCCACGCGTGTGGCACCGTGAAACGGGTTGTATGCACCGTAGTTCTTTTCCAGCCAGTCGCAGAGCTCGATTATTGAACTTTTGTTCGAGGTGAAATAGAAATAGTTTGTTCCTTTTACAGTCTGCAACACATCAAGATAGTTGTGCAAACGCCAATATCCCGTGTATGTTCCCGATTCCGTCGATAAGTACGGAGGGTCAACCAAAAAGCAGACCTTGTCGCAGATGCACCATTCATAGAACAATTTTCGGTAGTCCTTTTTCTCTATTATCAGCCCGTCGAGATAGCCGTCGGCATTGTAGTCGGTTTGCCTTACGTTGTTATAGATGGTCTGTTTGGCAAACTGTTCGTATGAAGTAGCATAGTTCATACTGAACAACAGGGAACTCGACAGCGTTATGTAGTCGACAAATCCCGACTGGGCTTCTTTCCGTAACCGCATTAGAACCTTTTTCCTTTGCGGGTCGCGGACGACCTTCCCGTCTTCGCAGTCGGCGAGAATTGCACGCAAATCGGCAAGCAGTTTGTTTGTCCTGCCGATATTGTCAATCCTAACGTGATAATCGTCGAAATCGTTGTACACTACGCGAGCGTCGGGACGTTCGTCTTTTACCATTCGGCTCAATAACCCGGAGCCGCCAAACAGGTCGATAAATGTGTCACAATTATCGAAATTTTTCAATGCGCGTCGGAATTCTGAACTCCAACGACGTTTTTGCCCCATAAAAGGGAGCGGAGATTGATTGTAATTACTCATATTTTATTATTTTTGCGGCTCTCACCCATATAAAGCAAGCGAAGACCCGCTTGAGATACTTTGACATATACTCGGTAGCGGGTCTTCGCTTTAAATGATTTTTCGGGGGGTGAGATATTCGAAAAATTGGCCGGGTGCTTTTAACTCGTCACATTCCAGTTCTTCCCATTAGCAATAGTAATATCGCTTTGATTTAATAGTGCAAGCGTGCTTGCTGACAATTTCAATGTTCCAGCAGTTCCGCCGGTCTTGTCGGCGAGTGCGTTTATAATCACCAATGCCGACGCACGGGTAAGTGGGGACTGATTTACGTGGAATTTATCCGTTGCGATAGTTCCGCACTGGCTGATAGTTGTCAGAGCGGAACACATTCCGAACGGACTGCTGCCTATGTATGCCGTTGATGGGAACTGAGGCAGTTTCACCGTTTCAAGAGCCGTGCAGCCATACAACATTGTAGCGAATCCGTGGTTCGTCACCGAAGCCGTAACGTGGCTTGTGTCGAGCATTGACATATCCAATGCCGTCAGTGCCTCGCACGAGTTGAATATCTGTCCTATGTCGGTTGGTTTTGCCGCTTGTAGTCCATTAAGATTCACACTTGCGAGTTCGTTCAAGTTCTTACACATCCACGCCATATTTGTTATGTGCGACGAGTCGGCCACGTGCGAGAAATTTACGTAAACAATGGCAAAATTCTCGCGGCGTTCGTCATCGTCGCCGGGATAGAACAATTTTTCCAACGTGGTCGGTGCCGACGACAGGTCAATTCTGAAATATGCGTCGGCATTGGAGGTCACGCCTTGGTAGGTGTTGCCTCCGTCGAGCGAGTAATGAATCGTGTGCAATGCCGCATTGGTGTAACCTTCAATGTAGCTTTCCACAACAGCCCTGTCTTTTGCGAGTTTTGCCATCAACATTCTTCTAAATGAACTCATCGCTATGCCATTTTAATGATTACACCAAATCCGTTGCAAATGCTGAACTGGTACACACCGCCTGCGACCAAGTTCGTGTCGCCGTCCATAACAATCCCTGTCGGGAACGTAACCGAAAAAGCCCCGTTCGCGTCAACCGTGAACTGACCGTTAAATTCAGGTGCGGTTCCTGCGGTTACTGCCGGCAACGAAAGCGTCACATCGTCGGTCAATACGCCCAAGTCGTTGAATCCGCCTGCAACAAGAGTTGTTGACAGTGACACGACAGGGGCTTTTTGACGGCACGCAGCAATTGCTTGAGAAAGAGAATTTGCCAGCGAATTCATATTTGAATTCACATCCGAGGCGAGGTTTCCTATCAGCGAATTGTAATCACCTCTCAATGTTCCTTCCAACGCACCGACAGCAGCTGCTATTTCACCAGCAACGGCAGCCGATATGTCTATCACACCGTCACTATTGGCAGGAATTGTTCCATTTGTCACCTTTACGTCGGGTGCGTAAATTAAAATAATGTCATCGGGTGCACCGGGGTTATGATATTGTGTATCCCAAACATATATACTACCCATGCACCATCCGGTCTGTTTGCCAAAACCAGTTCCACGAGTTACTCTCGTAGCTCCACGTGTAATTCCATCAAGTTTGGTCTTGTCCCATGCACTCATCATACCGTTTGCCGACTGAGTTGCAAGGTCTATGTTCACCTTACCGCCTTCGAGCCGCGAAACAAAGAAGTAACCAATCTGCACACGCCCTGCGGCAACGGCAGTACCGAAGTCGTTATCGCTTGTATAGGTATATGGCACATTGGTTGAATCAACTGAGGCAATCCACAAATCGGCAACATCAAGCGTGTCGATGTACAGATTGTCGCCTACACGGTAGGCATCGACCGAAGCCGCGTTCAGTGCCGTAACCAATGCCTGAATGTTTGTGAACGATGTCCCTCGCGAAGCACCGAGTGCCATCTGGCGGATGTCGTTGTGAGCGTCTTGTGCGGCGTTGTGCGTTGCAATCATAGAGGCCGCATCGGGAATCGAGGGCTTGTTTTCCAAATCTTCGTAATCGCCAGTATGCGCGACATTGGCAAGTTCCGACTTACGGGCAATAGATTCAGGAATATACTTTTCCGGCAACGTGTGAATGTCCACTTTTTCAACTGTTATTGATTCTACAGTAGCGAATCCACTCCAGAACCCTTCGTTCGAACCTTTTATATGGTACACCGCACCTACACCCGAACCGAAATTTATATGTTCCTGTGTCGGACTTACATCGCTCATAGTGCCGTATGCGGTTTTCTCCGTATCGTCTTCTATGTATGTCAGCTTATATGTTTCGCCCTGTTCTGGTGTGAATGGCCATTCAAAACGGTCGTCACTTCCTGAGATTTCCATACTTATGACCTCAATCTTTTCTTCGTAATGCGTACGGCCTTTCACATAGCCGTCGGCATCCTCGTTGTTTTGCTCCCAGTCTGCCTGTGATTGTCCTATCTCTATGTTCACACTTTTATCTTCCTTTTCCAACGGAACGCCGTTTACCTTCACTTCCTCAATGCTATTGGCGAAGGCGTTGTCAACGTCGTGCTGCATCTGGATGATGGTGTCGGCAAAATCCTCTATTTTTTCTTGTGGAATAAGGTCGTCCTTGTGAACGAACGAATCAAACGTGTCGGAAAATTGCTGCTGTGTTGGTTTCGCGCCTCGCTTGAACCAACTTTTAATTGTTGCTAATGATTGTCTTGCCATGGTTGTTTGTTTTTAGATTACTTTGATTAAAAATGCTAACACATAATATGGGGGAAGTATTTTTACTGGGGCGGGACTATTTCTACCAGCAACGCCCGTATTTTGTGTGTCGTAACTCAATGATTTTAGAGGTATTGAGTTCGCAACTCCGCCATTATTATGCGTTCCGTCGATTGCCTTTAGATAGGTGTGTGTATGTGCTGGAATTTGGTCTATTGTAAGTGTTTGCGTTTTAGAACCGCCTGTGCCATTTTCCGTTCCGAAGTCCGCATCCCCTGATTTCCCGCCAACAATGAATTTTCCTCGTAAATCGGGAATTGTCACGTCGTTTATGGTTTCTCCGTTGTTGCCATTGCAAAGAGCAAATCCTTTGGGTATATTGCTCCACGAACCGCTCCACATTATAATTGCTCCTTTCGGTAGGAACTGGTTTGCTATGGTTTCTCCTTCATTTGCTCTCCCTGTCAAGTCAACAACACTGGAAACCTTTATTGCCGATGCCGACGACGAAGTCCGTTCCGCATAACGCGTCACACGGGCATCAGCATATAAAGTGCCTTGTGCTTCAATATCTTCCTTGTTTTCTACTATATGGTAATAGTTACCGGTTGATGTGCCTGCTGTCAAAGGTAACAGTTCTCCGTTCAGTACTATGAGTCCTGGCTTTGTTGCGGTTGCACGCTTCAGCAGCACATTGTCGCCAAATGCCGAAGCCAGCTGCGATACAAATTCTATTTGGTTCTGCATAAAATCGAAGGTGTTCGCCGATATTGGGAACCTTCCTTCGTAATTGTGGCCTTCGCCTAAAAAATTCTGTCTGTCCATAATTCCTATTTTTAATTGTTTTGTGTTTCAATGTATTTGGGTGTCTTTCCTGCAAGTCGGTAGGTGTTCACTATACGCTCCATTTGCTTATATTGCTGACTCTGTTCCGAGAATGGGTGAACGACAAAGAAATCTTCCGTCACGTCGTTTATCGCATTTTCCGTATAAACTATGGTATATTCCTCGACCACGGGGATAATATTTACATACAGTTCAACTTCCTTGTACGTAATGAGCCAGACGCCCGAATCCTGTTCGGTGTCGTAAATGTCGAAGTTCTTGTTGAATGTCTGTTTCAATATTGCTTTCAAATAGCACACTTGCGGAGTGTGTTTCATCCGCACATCGCACTGGTTCTGAAAATTGAATAATCCTGCCTGTTGCGAGTCGAACGCCTTACATGCCGATTTCAGCACTGCAAATAGTATCGGGCGACGCAACACCGTTGGCAATAGCAGTAAAGCCAGTTTCTTGAAATCTACGTTATATATTTGCATACGGCTCAAATTTTACTTGTGAATTAACACTGTCGTATGCGTAATAGCCGCTATACGACTTTTCTTTCGCATTGATTGGCGAATAGTTGTCTTCGTTCGTTATTCTTGAATACGTGCCTTCAAGTTCGGGAATAACCACGCCGTTCACCTGTTGTAGTCTGTCTATCAATTCCACGTTGCGGAACTCACCGTTGAACGGAAGATTTTCTATATAGTCTTTTATAGCATCAACTACTGGCGTTCCGCCGTCAATGAGCGATTCGCCGTTGCCGTTCAGAACTTGCGGGTTGTAGTATATTGTAATGTCAATCTTGAAATCAACGGCTGGAGCGTTGCGTATGTATATTCTTACGCCGGCATCCTTCACCTCGTTCATATACGAAGTAAGTGCATTCACTTCGTCTTCGGTCAATTGTCCGCGTACTCCCGCATTGTCTTTTGCCACTTTAACATACAACGCGCCGTTAGTCTCCTCCGCCGAGGCATACTTCACTATCTGCATTGTGGCAATGTCTTCGTCAGTCAAGCCGGTGTCGTCGTATTGGTCGGTGTCGGGTATGAGCGACTGGCCGAAGCGGAACTCCTTAACTTTGTTCACATACCAGCGGAGCGAATGGGGCTTCATCTCGTCAATGTAGTTCGTGACTTCCGCCTTGTGCGTGTCGAAAAGTTTTTCAACCGTCCACGCACAGAACGCAAACACATAGAACAGTATGCTCTCTATGCTCGCCTTCGAGAACTGCGCGTCGAACGACTTTTCCGTGTCAAGTCCGTATTTTTCCACCACGGCGGGATTGCTTATGAACTCCGCCGTCATTTCGTCTTTTATCACTTTAATTTCTCGTGCCATATATCTTAATTTTTAACTATTAACTCACTATAAAATCGAACTCTATCCCCCAGAACTCCACGCCTTCGCCTTCAATGGTTTCGTTGTACTGTTCGCCGGTGATTGCCGTTGCGGGTGAATGCCGATATGCAACAAACATGGTACACACATCCGCGTCAACCACGCCTGGCGACTTTAACTCTGAACCTCGCTCCAACTCATCGGAAAGCGAAAAACCGTTGAGCATTGCCAAATCAAACGCCGATTCAGCATTTCCGCAATGTTCTACTGCAATGTCGAGCAATGACTGTTGATTCTTTACTTTCATATCATTTATAGTTTGCTTCTATTTTTATTCCTGAATGCGAAATTTCTACTGTTTTTACCCATAGACCGTCCGACTTGAACTGTTTACGTATTTCGCGTTCCAATTCTACAAAATCGTTATCGTTCAGGCAGTCTTCAAGTCCGACACCGAATGTTGGAAACTCCTTAAATTCTCCTTTACGTAAACCGAGTATCAACGCTTGGTTCTGATACGTTGTTTCTCCTATCGACAAACCTTCGGTAATATTGCCCAACGCATCATGCTTTACGTTTACTACTGCATCGTATGTGTTTGTGTCTAAACTTATTCCGTTCATATCAATGATTTATTTTTGTATCTTCTATCTTGGAAAAATCTTCTTTGTTGTTCAATGAACTCAAGACTGCTACTATTCCTGCTTTATACGTAGCACCACCATCTTGTGCTGTTGTTTTAGCATTTTTCAGTGCTTTCATTATCCCGTCTATCCGTGCCGTCATTTTATCTAACTGAGTTTTTAATTCCTTAATTTTTACCAGTCCGCCGAGAGTTCCGCCGTTGATTGAAATGGTATCAATTTCAGAAAACTGTACGACCACCATATCGTTGAATTTCCCTTCCGACAAGTCTGCCAACAACACGTATGAGCCAATTTTAGGAACAATTAGAATGTTTTTTTCGTTATCAGTCAGTGTCGCACACAAACGTACGTCGCTGATGGTAGTGTCGCCCATCGCAATGGTGCATGTGTCATTTTCTACTGAAACAACCTCGGCTACGTGGAATTTCACACTTTTGCCTGCAAGTCGTTCTAATTTTTCTCGTATTTCTGAATATTCGCTCATTTTTGTCGTATATTTGGCTGTTAATGTTTTACTCGTATGAAAAAATTTGTATTTGTCATATTGCAGTTTTTAGCCATATCGGGCTTTGCACAGGTTCCCGAAAATCCTAACCTAAATTTGGACGCATGTGCATACACATGGGAATATGGAATGATGACGAAAACCTCAAATCTTTTTGGTACTGTACGCATCGTAACAACTCCAAAAGAATCAGCAGACTTGTATTTGTACATTGCTAAAAAAGGAGAATGGAGTGATTTCGACGTACAATTTGTCAAAGAAAAACCGAAACATTGGTCATGTGGTGTTTGGCAAATCGTTGATACGGGTGAAGATTTTTCCATCAAGTTCGTAGATTCACGTTGGAAAGCAAATTTTTCTATATCTATTTTGGACAAGACTCCCATATATCACGGTGATTATAGATTTTAATTCATTCGTCTTCCTATTGTTATTTTTCTGACTCCGCCGCTCGACGAAAACGAGATTTCTGTGGCAAGAACGTAATACACTTCACGTGTTCCACGTTCCCCGTCACGTATTTCCACCTTGTTTGTCGGTTCCACAAATGGTACAAGCCAGCCAGTGAAACTTCCCTCGAATCCGTCGTAACACCAAAGGTTGTACGTCGATTCTGCAAGTTTTTTTAGACTTCCAGTATCTGATGTGCTTGCAGTTATTTCAATTTTTTGACCGCCGTTTGTTCCATATTTCATAGAACTCTTTTTTCCTGTTTCATCATTGAATGAAACTTCCACTTCAATATTTTTGTCAACGGCTTTCACATATTTGAGGTCGGAACTTTCTATGTTTCGTGCAAAATCAAACAATACAGGCGTTTCGTTCTTTATTCTGCTATATGGTGCGTGTACGTGTAATGTGTCGCCGTCGAACCATACGTTCGCCTTGCAGTCTTTTTGAATGGAAGCGAGCACATCGTATGCCTTTGCTTTCATAAACACGAACTTAGAATAAAGAAAATCGTAGTCGCAGTCAACTTTGTACGCAGTTCCCTGTTTTTTGTTCACTTCGTTCACTACGGTCTGCAACACTGTTTTCAGTCGTATGTCTTTCAGTTCCCTGTCGGCCACTGGAATTCTCCATTTGTATAGTTGGTCTTCACATTCAAGCGTTATGCTTCCATCGTCGGTATGAATGGCTTTCAAATAGCCTTCAAACTCTGTTTTAAGGTCTTCGTCATATCCGAGCATAATGGTAACCTTGTCGCCCACCTTGATTTTATCTTCCTCTTTCAGCGGTGCATTTATAAAGTGTCCTGGAATGACGATTTTAGCCGTATCGACCAAAGTCTCAACAGAACGGTTGATTGTAACGCTGTCGAGCATTCCAACCAAATAGTTTCCAATCTGTATGTCATATTCCATCACCAACATATTATTGAACTTTTAATAGTAACGCCTCTTTGTTGAAATCGTCGCTGACTGCCTTTATGGTATAAGACTGGTTTTCTATCCCCTTTGTGAACGGGAACTGATAATCTTCAATGGCGAGATAATGAATGTTGAACACATTGAAAATATCGCCTTTTACCTCCAACCTCTTCCGTGTTTCGCAATACGTTCGGAGTTGTTCTATCAGCAGTTTGGGATATTTACCGTCGGTTCCTATTACAACACCGGCTATGGAAACCGAAAAATCGTCTTGACTCCATAGTTCCTTGACCGTTCCGCGATAGCGTCCCGCCACTTCGGTTTTCAGTACATTGCGTTTTACAATATTGTTTTTCCCTGTGATTGATACCAGCGGTTCCAACGGGAAATTCCACCATTCTTTTTCGTCTTCCCATTTTATAAGAACAGGACATACATCCTCGTAGGTAACACCATTGCTGTATCTCACCGATTTTTTAGTTTCTTCCTGAATAAGCAAGTTCGGGTCAACTTCTTGCTGAAACGGTACAAGAGGGTGCAATACGTTGAATCCGAATGCGAATTGTCTTGATTGTCTTATGTTGTCGTTTGAATTCATAATTCTAACTAATTGTCATTTCTGCTATTCCAAGAACTTGGTTAAGAACTTGGGCAAAGTTTCTTCGTATGTCGTCGATGTTTTCCCCGGTGCTTCCATTGAACGTAACCTGCTTAATCATATCGCTCACCTGAATGTTTATGGTGGTATGCTTTGTTCCGCCAGTTGCTACGGCAGTAGCTTTAGAATTTGTATCGCTGTTAGGTGCAGTTGCCGCATTTGTTGAACCGTTTACTGCTGCAATCAAAGAATTTTGGGTGGAGGAATCATTTGTTTTAGCTGTATCGGCTGTAGTAACCTTTTCCTCTATTTCCAGTTTTGCATCGTTGCCAGTTATGCGTTGCCAAAACGCCCACAGTGCCTTTATAGGTTTAAGCAACTCGTTGAAAGCAGCCTTGAAGCCCTTATAGATTTCGTCTATGCCATCCAATATCGGTTTGAGCACATTGTCCCAAACCCACGACAGAACACTGAAAGCGGCACTGAACACATCTGCCAGTAATCCTATGGCACCCATTATTCCGTCCCACAAATCACGGATTAGTTCACTTTGTGCCACAAATTCAATAATGGAAGACACTATTTTTGTCACTTTGTCCCAAATGTTGGCAATGGCGGGCATTAAGTGATTCACAAACACGTCTTTCACGGGGGCGAGGAACGGACTCAACTTTGAGATGCTGTTTCCAACTTCACTGATTCCGTTCCAAATAAGTTTGACGATTGGAATTACATTCTTGAAAAGCGGTGCGAATTGGTTTATTTGTTTCACTACCCATTGTACAGCATCGGAAAATGGCTGTATCAATGAATCAAGCAATGGCATCAGTTTTTCCGCCAATCCCATAAGCACATCCATCAGAGGAAGCGATGCCACCTTCAATTTTTCAAAGAATTGCCCGAAACGTTCCTGAAGGTCTCCAAAATTATTCGACGCCTGTTTGAGTTTCCCTGCATCGGTTTGTGCCAAGGCCTCGTTCACACCGCCGACCGATTCCGAGACAACTTCGGCCAAAGTAGCCGCACGCTGTTCCTCGGTACCGAATTTCAAAATCTGTTCCTGTGCCTCGGTGAACTTGTAGCCATAGCGGCTCAACGCTCCCACTTGACCGTCCATCACCTTACCCATCATGGTGGCAATTTGGGCGGCACTCTCCTGCGATGCATTCAAACCATATTGCTGTGCCAGCATATCGTTCATCACTGGCATAAGTTTCTCTAATGATTCTTTTTTACTCAAATACGTGGAAAGTTCCTGTGCACCTGCCAATTGAACTTCGTCGCCTATCACGCCGAGTTTTTGTTGTGCAGCTGCCAAGTCAAGAATACTTTGAACTTCGTCTCTCGACGCGTCCATGGTATTGCTCATCACGGCGGCAAGTTTTGCTTGTGCCTCTTCCTCTTCTTGCCAAGCGGCGGTACATTGCGATAAATTAGAGGTAATAACATTGAACGCTTTGCCAGCAACATCCATGATGGCATTAAGCCTGAGCATTTTATCGCCCAATTTGTTAAATGCTGTATTCGTAGAAACAACTTCATTGCGTATTGTTTCCAAATCCTTCTTGGCATTACCGAGAATGTTTATAATGAAATCTATTTTGTTTTCATTAGCCATCTTGACTTTCGTGTTTTTTGGTTGTATATTTACCTCACAATTCAGAAACGATGAAATACATTTTCGCCATATTGATTCTTTACTTTTACATAGATAGGTATCCTATCCGTATGAATCGTCGTAAAAATCGAAAGGCTAAAAACTGTACAAGCCTTCCCAAACCTCTTAGACGTTTTTAGTTCTTATTTCCTTTTGCTTCCTCTTTTCTTATCCAAACAAGTTCTGCGAACCTCATTGCCCATTCGGTGTCGCTTAGGCTGTCGGGGTCGGCTATGTGCAGGTAGTACCGCAGTTGTGCGTTTACTTTCCGTATAGATTCACCTTCGCCAACCGTGGCAGCCTCTACAACTTTCCCAGTTCCGCAGTCTTAATCTCCACCAGTTCCGCCAACTTCGACGAAACTCCCAGAAACAGGCCGTCGTCTTTCTTAATGGCTTCGGAACCGCCAATCCAACAATCTTCCAACAGTATTTCGTTGAATTTCATAGGATTTTCTTTCCCTGCCACGCTTGCGTAGCTCAATGCCTTACGGCTTGGACGTTTCAAGTATGCCACGTGTCCGTCGCACGTTGCAGCCCAAACTTCGCCATATTGCGTTTTCCATTCGGCAATTTGTTTTTCGGTTGCCTGACCGATTAAAGTTTTTGTTTCTTTTTCCATGAGAATCTTGTTTTATGTAGAGACGTCACAATGTGGCGTCTCTACTGGTTTTACGTTTATTCTTTGCGCAAGAAGATGATTGGCAGGCTCACTTCCATGAATTTGTCGCCCTGTTTAACTTCCTTGTTGTATTCGGTGAACTGGCAGCCGATGAGTTTGTCGGTCACCATCACGTCGCCGTTGGCAGGATTGCCGTAGCTTACCACCGTGTCGAACTGCAATTCCATCAGGTCGCGTTTCGGCGAGTTTGCTATGAGTGTTTCAAGTTCGCTCTGCAAAAGCGAAATCTCGCCTTCGTACGACTTGTTTCCACGCTGGATTGAATGCGGAAGGTTTCCCTTGCCGTAAATAGCTTCCTTTTCCTGTTTCACGCTGTATTTCACACCACGCAGACCTGTAATGTCTTTGCCGCCTACTATCACCGTAACGTCGGCGAATTCGTATTCTCTACTGTTGAACATAATCTGTAAAAATTAAGAGTTAATAATTAAGAATTAGGATTGGGAATCAAGAGGTAAGAACCATTCTTACCTCTTAATTCTTAATTTATTCCACCAAGAATCCAAGGTACACGTCGATGTACTTCAGATAACCGAACGGTTTCACGCGAAGCTGCACGTTTACCTTCGATGTGGCGACAACCACTTGGTCAGGGTCAATGTAGCACTTCACGCCTTTGTCGGTCTGGTCGTCGGGGTCGGTTCCGAGTTCGCCAACCATACCCGAAACTATTGCCGATTCAACGGTAGTTTCGAGCGATTTGCACACGGCGGCAGGTATCTTGCCTTCAGATGTAAGTGCAATTTCGTCGCTCAGTTCCTCTATGAGCGTTGCGTATGCAATACGTGACGCCTTGTCGATAGTGCGACGGCGAGGAATGAGGGCATAGTCGTCGGCTGGTGAAGTCGCCAGTTTGTCGTCGCTCCAGAAATAGCCGGCTTTGCCAACGAACGTGCGCGGGCAGATGTAGCCCAAATCGTGGATAACTTCGGGATTTCCGTTTTCGGCTGCCACGGCACCAATGTACAATGCCGTGTATGCTATTGCACCGCTTTTTACTCGTGCTACGGAGCGTTGTACTGGTATTGAGGCAATGCGTCCGCACAACAGACCCACACAGGCGTCGGCGGAACTTGCCACCGTGTCGCCAATCACAATGCCCACACGGTTGTAGGCATATTCTCCCAAATTTTTCAGCGATGCCGCAGTTCCCTGATACGACAGTCCTGGCAGAATCACAAAGAACGGAGCATATTTGTTTTCCGTAGCCCATTCCGCCAATGCCTGTGCCTTTGCGGCAGCCGCAAGCACATCGGAGTCGAGTCCGTCAACAATGGTCGGCTCGTATTCGGAATCAACCGAGCGAATCACACCAACAAATTTCACGGCACCGTTTGTCGCATTTACAAACGCCTTGCCAATGGTTCCGTCCTTGTCGAGCATTTCAGCCATAGTGGTTACTGCGGCTACAACGTAAATCCACAACTTTGTGCCTACTGGCGCTTCGGAATAGAATTCCTGAACCGCCTTGTAGATGCGTTTGTTTGCATCGTCAACGTCGGAAGTGATTCCAAGCGTCGCGAGGTCTTCAAGTTTCGTTATGAGATACGCCGTGTTCAAGGCAAGTTTGTCGGCAACGGCCACACCGTTGCAGAGGAATCCTGCCACACCGTCGTCTATCGGGTTGGTTGCCCCGATAAGTCCGTTTTCAAATACAATTTTTACACGTGGTAACATATTTTTCAGTTTTTGTTAGTTAATACTCAATTACTTTGCAACCGAGAACCGAGGCGATGAAGTCGGCCGCAGGCTTTTGTGTGAACCACTGGCCGTTGTCTTCAACCAACCAAATGGTGCCGACTCCGAGTTTCGCCTTCAATTCTTCAGCTTTTTGCTGTAAATCTTTTAGTTTTCTTTTTGCCATCGATTATTTCTTTAAGTCGCTGAATATCTTAATTCCAAGCAACAGCACAACCGACAATCCCACGCACGCCAAAAAGGTTTTCAAATCGTCTTTAACCGACCATTTAACGCTCTTCTGTGGCTGTATGGTTTCAATCACCCGCACGGTGTCGTGCACGTACTCCGTAAAGTTTCTGTACACGGTGTCAACCTTGGTGCGGTTGTGCCAGCGGTCAATCATCACCGTGTCGTTGCGGTAGATATAGACCACGCTGTCGAGCCGTTCCTGCAACCGTGTCTGGTACACTGTGTCGTGAACCGTCACCGTCAGTACCGACGAACTTTCGTTCTGCACGGCCTTCTGGCTTCGGCACGAACACAATGCAATCAGCACACACACTATAAGAATCAGTCTTCGCATACTTCCTCCTTCCGTTGAATGTCGAGTTTCTTCTTGCGGTACGACGTGTCGATGCCGAGAACGCTGCCTGCAAAAGTCAGCGCCTCGCCGAACGCGGTGAGAACGCTCGCATCTATCACGCCTGTTGGCGGAACTATGAACCCTGCCACAATCAGCAGTATTCCGAAAGCCACCACCACGGCAGCAAGAATGAACCGTATGTTGATTTCCTTTTTCATTATCGTTTCAAGAATAATTCGGCTTCGTCGGTACGTCTTTTCACCAATCCGGGAAGAACTTTCCCACCGGCTTTCACCCACCGCATAAAGCACTCACGTACAACAGCGTCGCTGTAACCTTCGGCTATCGCCTTGCGTAGCGACGAACGCTGGAACGCACCGCATCCGCAGTTGTAGCAAAACGATACAAGGGCGTCGAACTGATTCTGCGTAAGGGTCAGTCCCTGTCGAGACAAGAATGCCTCAATTGGACGGACGTCTTCCTTTAGCAGTTGCTCCGCTTGGACGGCTGTAATCACATCGCCAAGCTTTACGCCTTTGGTGTGACCGTAGCCGATGGTGGGCACGCCCGCCGGGCACAAATATGCCCGCAGTCTGCAACCCTCGTGTCGCTTAATCAGTTCTATGCCGCTTGTCCCGGTTCTCATGGTACGTTTTAGTTATTAACCGATTCTATGTTCATCAGAAGACCTTTCTTGTGCAGCTGGTTCAGTTTCACCTTGCGAATCCAAAGAGGCAGCCGCTTGTCGTGCAATGCGGCTGTCGCTTTGTTTTCCACCTTTTTTTGTAGGGATTCGCGTTCCCTGCACAGTCTTCTGTATGTCTGACGACTCATCATTATGCTTCAGCAGCCATTGTTTGTGAAACAGTAACTTGCTTGGTCGCTCCGTTTGCACTTACGGTAAACGTAGCCGTACGTGGCGAAGTTGCCTCGGCGTCGTAGTCGAATGCCGCTACAGAAATCACTGCCTTGTTGCCTGTGGCCGAAACGTTCAACCAGTCGTTTTCTTCGTCGTCAACTGCCACTTCTATTTCAGAGCCGTCGCTTACGGCATACGTGCGGTTGTACGATTTTGCCGCAGCACCGGCTTCAATTGTAGAGGCACCGCTGATTGTAGGAACTACTGGTTCGTTGTCGCCGCCTTGCGAATCGTCATCGCTCTGAGTCGTCCCCGATGCCGAAGCGGAATAGATTGCGGCAATTCCTTGGTTGCGGAACGGCATAGCCACGAAACGCAATTGGAATCCAAGCAGCCAACCACGGTAGTCAGCCCAGCGTTTTTCAGGTTCGCCCTCGATTGTACCCATTGCACGCATCACTTCGCTCTTGACGAATGCGATTGATGCAGGTTGGGCATTGGTTGTTCCGTAATCTGCTTTCACGCCCGCAGTGCTGTAGTTCGGGTTTCCGTTGAACGTATATACCTTGAAGCCCGCAACTTGGCCAGTCGTCATAATTTGGTTGTAACGGTTCACGTCTTCGGCCAACAAATCTTCCTCGTGTTCAGGGCAGAGCAAAAGCACGCGTCCTTCAACAGGATAGTTCTTTTTGTTGAATGCGGTACGCAAGCGGAGCAAATCATTGTAGGTCAACGCCTTGTTGCCGTCGCCACGGTCGGCTCCTGTTGTAGCCAATACAGGAGTGTTGGCTGAATTGCTTTCGGGAGCGATGTTGTAGGCCGCACTCTTTGCCGCCAATGTACGCAACGAGTTCACATGCTGTTGTACAACCGACTCGCATTTGTTATAGTTCGTCTCCAACTCCTCTACGTTGGTCACGTGCGTAGGAACAGTGTCGAACGTGGCGAGAACAATCTCAACGCCATTGTCGGTTCTTCCAGTCGGCACAAGAGGCCATTGCTTGTTGTCTTTCACTACTTCGGGGTCGGCACCGACTTCCGCAAGATTGATTTTGTTTGCCGATACCATGTGGTCCATCGACGTAAGTTCGTTCAACCACGACCATGCGGGGTAGAACAATGATAAGATGATGTTTGCAAAAATTTGTTTTAACATGACTTTATTGAATTAAGAGTTAATAATTAAGAATTAAAAATTAGTTCAAAGTTTTTTGAAGACGCTCGAACTCTTTCGGGTTCTCTGCTTTCAGTCTGGCAAGCCCTTCGCTGTCTTTCTTCATCCATTCCATGTACGTCCAGTTGGCACGTTCGCCGTCAACCGACTGTTTGGAATTGACCATTCCCGCCAAACTCACCGATGGTTTGCCCTGGCGTGATTCAACAAGCGATTTCACCGTCGCAAAGTCGGAAACTGCCAATTTGGCGAAGTTTTCTTTTTCATCTTTCGCAATCTTGCCTTCCGACACGGCTGCGTCCAAGAAAGAATCCACTGCCTGTTTTTCCTTTTCGGCGATTTTTGCCTCGAGTTCAGTGATTTTTTTGTCCTTTTCCGAAAGTTGTGCCTCTAAGGCCTCCACTTTCTCTTTCAGTTCTTTTTCAGTCATTTTTGTTTGTATTAAATTAGTATTGTTTTGCATCTGAAGCCGCAACTCGCCAACGGTGAGTTGCTTCATGTTCTTGTCGTACAGGCGTATTGCGTGCGAGTCGCTCGGCAATGCGCAGATTGACGCTTCGAGGAGTTCCGCGATCACGGTTGGAATGCTGTTTTCGTCTTCCCGCACGTCAAGCACCATCATTCCTATGGAGCAACCTTTCAGGAATCCCCGTTCAACCTTGCCTGCAATTTTCTTTGCGTCTTCGTCGTCGGTGTCGAACACCGCCTCGGCGGTCAGTTTGCCGTCTTCTATCTTGATGTTCTCCCATCGGCCTATCACCTTGTCGCTGTCGTGCGAGAACAGCATTACGGGATTTGCCTTGAATCTGTCAAGAACCAGTTTCTGGACATCGGTGCGGAAACCGTAGCTGTTCACGTTGTTTCCGTCGCATAATATGAATACAGTTTTCTTTCCCATCTTATTTCTCGTTTAGTTTTTCCGATATGTATAAATCTTGATAGTGTTGGAATTGCTGCAACAACTCCGGTGTGATGTTCTTGTCGGTCTCCATTCTTGCAAGCAACCATTTATTGAGTGCCTGGAACACTTCAATCGCATCGACGACGGTGGTCTGCTTGTCGATTTTCTGTATTGTGGCCGACAGTTTCACAATCTGGTCGATTATCTTTCCAGTGTTGGTCAGGTCAACATCCTGACTGTTGAGCTTGTCAAGAAGTCGGCTCGCATATAGTAATGTTTTGGTGACAATTTCGCTTCGAGTTATGCCTATGCCGGCACGCCGTTCCTCCCAATGTCCGTCGTTTACCCATTTGTTTATGGTGTTCGCACTCACACCGAGCAGTTCGGCAATCTCGTTCTGCTGTTTGCCCTGCATATACATTGAGCAGGCAATCTCTTTTTTCTTGTTCAATTCTTGTTTCGTCGCCATTGTGAAAAATTGTTTACGATGCAAATTTTCACCAATCGCAATACCTATAAAAATATAAGTATCAAAGTGATAACAATATTTTAGTTTTTTTCTCGTAAGGCGGAATTTTGCATCAAAACAAGTGAGGAATGGATATAACAAAAACCGAGAAATACAGGGAGTGGCGACTGCTTCAAGAAGGAATCCGCAGCGGTGAAATTTTCAGGAAAGACCGCCACGAGGATGCCTCGGTCAAGGCGGCACGCATAGCACGTGCCCAGCGCGACTATAATTACTTTGTAAAGACCTACTTTCCGCATATAGCACGGTGCGACTGCGGAGCATTCCAACTTACGGCCGCACGTTATATTCTTCGAAACCCGAACGCACGCGCCGTGTTCGAGTGGGCTCGCGGACACGCAAAATCGACGCACTTCGGCGTACTGGTTCCCCTTTGGCTCAAAATTCAAAAGCAGCGGCAATACCACACCTTGGTGCTTGTTTCAAAAAGCGAGGATTCCGCCGACCAGCTGCTTGCCGACCTTCAGGCGGAACTTCAATACAATGATTTGTTCATTGCCGACTTCGGCAAACAGATTAAGGAGGGCAACTGGGCGGAAGGCAAGTTTTCGACAAGCGACGGATATTTTTTCACTTCGCTTGGCCGTGGACAGTCACCCCGTGGTCTTAAAGAACATTCGCGCCGTCCCGACTATATAATAATAGACGACATCGACGACGACGAAATGGTACGCAACGAACAGCGAGTGTCGAAAGCAACCGAGTGGGTTCTGTCGGCTTTGTTCGGAGCAATGGAGGCGGGACGCGGACGCTTCATAATGGTGGGCAACCGCATCGCCAAGAACTCCGTGCTGTCGAAAATAATAGAACGACCGGGCGTGTACCACACCAAGGTAAACATTCTCGACCGCGACGGCAAACCCACATGGAAGGAAAACTACACCACAGCCGAGGTTGCCGAAATGCGGTCGATGATGGGCGAACGCAACTTCCAGAAGGAGTATATGAACAACCCAACCACCGAAGGTTCCGTGTTCCGTGCCAAGGACATTCGTTACGGAAAAATGCTTCAGCTGAAGGAATACCGCCAGCTGATTTGCTACACCGACCCGTCGTTCAAGAACTCGGCAACCGCCGACTACAAAGCCACAATGCTTGTTGGCAAGACACCCGACGGGCATTTCCATCTTATAAAAGCATACGCCGACCAAACCAGCGTGAGCCAGATGATTGCCTGGCACTACGATGTGATGGACTACGTTGACGGCAAAGTGCCGGTGCTGTACTTTATGGAGTCGAATTTCATGCAGGACTTGATGCTCGACGAGTTCAAGAAGGTGGGCAACGCCGTAGGCCACCACGTTCCAATACGTGGCGACGCACGCAAGAAAGGCGACAAGTTCGCGCGTATTGAGGCAATGCAACCGTTGTTCGAGCGTGGTTTGGTGGTGTTCAACGAGAAAGAAAAAAACTCGCCGGGAATGCAGGTTCTCGAAGAACAGCTGCTTATGTTCGAGAAAGGCGGCCGTGCACACGACGACGCACCCGACGCACTTGAATCGGCCATCTGGATGTTGAGCCAACGAACACGAACCAGCGAGGCGAAGTTTGTTTCAATCAGACGTGTATCACGACGATTTTAACCAGTAGAGACGTCACATTGTGGCGTCTCTGCATAAAATATAAGAACTATGTTTATTACAGAAGACGAAATGAAAACGGTGCTTTACGAGTACCAAGTAAACGAGATTACCGAAGACAACATCGACATTGTGACCGAGGGCATAGAGTCGGCAATCTCCGAAGTGAAAGGTTATTTCCACGCCGCCAACGAGCGACGCGAGTCGGCAGGGCTCAGCAAACAGCAGTACCAAGCGTGGAAACTCTACGACATCGACGCAATTTTCGGTGCGACAGGCGACGCACGCAACAAGTTTGTGATGCGGCTCGTGGAACGTGTGGCAGCGTGGAACATCTGCGAACTTGCGAACCCCGACGTAATATACGAGCGTGTGAAGGCACACTACGACAATACCGTCAAGACACTCGAAAAAATAGCCGGCATGGGCGAATATTCCGACAGCCGTCTGGTACTCACCGACCTGCCGTCGCCGCAACCCGCTCCCGACGAAACACCCGACACGGCATCGGAGCACAAACCGTTCCGAATGATTTCGAGGCCGAAGTTCAACCACGAATAGAAAGGCTCAAAGTGTAATGCTCAATGCGTAATTTTTAATTCTTAATTCTTAATTCAATTATGGCTACAAAGAACTCACTCCAAAACCAAATAGTAAGGAAAAGCATCACGATGACGCGCCGCGACATCGCCGACTGGAACAGTGCGAAACGCTACGCAATGCTCGCCGACAAACCGCGTATGTATCTGCTACAGGACATTTACACGGCGGTGAGCGACGACGCGCTGCTGACATCGCAGATTAACAACCGCCACGAGCAAACCATCGCCCGTCCGTTCGAACTCATCGATGAAAACGAAAAGGTGCTCGACGAGCCAACCAAATTGCTACGGAAGATTCCTATTATTCAGGACTTGACAAAGGCGATTCTCGACAGCGAACTCTACGGGGCTTCGGTTGTGGAACTCTCGGTGGAGAACGGCGTGCCACAAATGACGGTAATCAGCCGCCGCAACATAGACCACACTAACGGACTATTCTATCCCGACACGAGTTTCGACAGGTCAATCCCATACCGCGAGCTCAGAGAATACGGCAAATGGATTCTTGAGTTCAACAGCGGCACGATTGGCTTGCTCAACAAGACGGTTCCGCACGTACTTTTCAAAAAGTTCGCGCAGAGCTGCTGGAGCGAGTTGTGCGAAATCTACGGCATTCCGCCACGATACGTAAAGACCAACACGCAGGACGAGCAAATGCTGTCGCGTGCCGAGGAAATGATGCGCGACATGGGTGCCGCCGCTGCTTTCGTGATTGACACCACCGAGGAATTCGGTTTCGCACAGGGCGTATCGACCAACGGTGATGTGTACGAAAAACTCATTCGCCTGTGTAACAACGAAAACTCTCTCCTTATTAGCGGCGCGGTCATAGGACAGGACACCGAGAACGGCAACTACTCAAAGGAAGAGTCTTCCATAGCAATGCTGAAGAAACTGATTGCATCAGACCAGCGGATGGTGGAGATGTATTTCAACTCGGTGGTTCTGCCGGCGTTCCAATCGATTGGATGGCTTCCTCAGACAAAATGCACGTTCCGCTTTGCCAACGTGGAAGACAGCGACAAACTGTGGAATATGGTGAAGGAAATTCTTCCGTACAAGGAGGTTGACTCAAAATGGATGGAAGAAAAGTTCGGCATACCTGTGAGCGACAAGGAATACGGAATGGGCGGAACGCTCACTGCCAGAATCGCCTCGACGCTTGCCGAACGCGAACACGATTTTTTCGGCTGAAGGCACACCCGGAAGGATGCACCTGCGGTTGTGCCGACAACAGACAAATAGTAAGACTCTCGGCCATCACTGCCGACGATTCGTTGGAAGACCTGTATAAACACTATTCAAACGGTTTTAGAAAGGCGGTTGACAGCGTGTTTGGCGACGAATATCCCGAAATGGCCGACCAGCTGCGCGCCAACGTGAGCCGTTTTTCCGCCTACAAGGCGAACTATGTGCGACAGGCGTTCGACGACAACGCACGCCAGTTTTCGGGCAAGGATTTGGACGATGCGAACAGGGCGACCATCAACCAGTTCCGCCGATGGACTGATGCGGAACTGACCACCGCGGGTGCACGTGCCCGCACTGCAAAACAGTTCACCGAGTTCAACGAACCCGACCGCCGAGAACTGTTTCCCTGCCTGAAATGGCTTCCGAGCCGTGCGGTGAATCCACGGCAGTCGCACATGAGGTTTTACAACCGTGTTTGGCGGAAAGATGACACCTTTTGGGACAACAACGCTCCCGGTACCGAGTGGAACTGTATGTGCGACATAGAAGAGTGCGACGACCAGCCAACCGACAATTCCAAAGTGAAACAACCAGATATACCCAAGGGTTTGGAAGGCAATCCAAGCGTTACAGGCGAGATTTTTACGGATAAGGCAAGTTACATAGCAAAATGCCAAAATACGTCGGTTCCTGAAGATATGCTAAAACCGATAATGGAACGTCATGATGAATTTGTTCCATATCTAAAAGACAAAAACTATATAGACCAAAAGTTTGATTGGGAAAGTTTGGGGTATCAGGCAATTCACAAAGGACATAATCTGGATAAGAAAAAAGGGTGGTACGAAAAAGAGGTCGCTGAAGCGGGAATGAAAGCAGGAAATGTTGTTATTCTTGAAAATGAACTTGGAGGAGCATGGGGAGAACGTTTTACGGAAGGAACTTGGAATAAGGAAAAATTTGAAGTCTCAGGACGTGAGACAGCAACCGAAAATAACATTCTCAAAGGGTTAAAACATTGTGCTCGCAAAAGAGCAACAAAAATAGCCGTTTTAGATTTTCCAATGGGAGGTTTTTCTAAAGAAATAGTAGAACAAGCTATTATCAGATATAAAGGTCTAAAAAAAGTGAAAGATTTTAATTATGTTGAGTTTAGTAAAATCGTTTGCGTCCAAGAAAAACAAGTAGTTTACGAAACTCTCTAAAAAAGGACGGGAGGCTGTTGCTTTCGCAACTCTACCCCCCGCATTGCAAATATACGAATTAGAATATAAAAGTCAAGAGTTAGAGGGAGAATTTAATGTTTTCCTTGAGGGAAAGCAGGCTGAGGAATACTTATTTGACGAATATAATGTCCCTGAATGTTGTTTTCCACGCACTTACATACATTTAGATTCTCAAGCAATATCATATAACAATGATGCAAACTTAAGACTAAATCTTGTAATGTTTGGTCTTCTTCTAAAGATTTAATGTTTAGTCCTAAGTTTTTTAATTTCTCTTTTGAATAGTGCCTACTATGTATTTTACTTTCTGAATTATTATTAAAGGCCTTCTTTATCGTTTCTAACACTTTTTTGTCAGGAAATTTTTTACTCAGATATTTTTCAGCTAATTCATCTGTAAGAGCGATGGCCTGTTCGCAAGAATCCAAAAAAGTTGGAGTATATTTGTTTATTATAACTTGCCATAATCCCATGGCTTCAGGATGTTTTTTAACATCATCCTTCGCTTTTTCAAATTCTCTCAATACTGATTGACACGCAAAACCATTTAATTGAGGGTCGAATGGCCCCAAACAAGATTGTTTTCCCATAATAATTTCATCACAGGACACAGAAATAATAGAACCAGCAGACATTGCCATTTGAGGTACTATTACTGTTATTTCTTTGAAACAAGCGTGTAAATAGTTGATTATTTGTTCGGTTGCAGCGATTTCTCCTCCGGGGGTATGTAAAACTAAATCTAATCCTTTTTTTCTATCTAATCCATGAATAACCTCCATCAAAGCATTAACATCTTTGTCGTTTATCATTGTTTCAGCTGCATTTTTCATAAACATCCAGCCTGAATAATATGTTATGATATTACGATTACGATGTTTAGCTATTTCCGACAGAAGATTTTCTCTTTTACCGTTTAATTTCTCAATAGATAGCCCACCTTTATTGTCGTTTACAGACAATAAAATCTCTCTATAACTTCCCATTATGTCAAATGTGTTACGGTTTTGTATGCAATTGTATTATCAAACAATGACAATTCTTCAAAATAAGTGTTCTGCGTTGTTTCATAGTTATTATGAAACAAAGGATTGTCTATAAAACCACTCATGATTTTATTGTATTCTTTTTTAGTTTTTGTAGAATTTAACTCTGCTTTTGTGGTTCTTTTTTTATTCATAACGAATTTGTTTCATTGTTTCTGCAAAAATATAAAATTTTCAAATCCACACTAAAATACAGAACGAAATTTAACAGCGATTTCTTAAATTCATAATTATCTTATGGAAATTGAATTTTTGAGGATAATTTATTTCCCTAATTTTCCAATCTGTTCCTCTATGGTCTTTTTTACCATTTCGGTTATTTTGGCGTGGTCGCCGATGAACTGACGCTTTGCAAGGTGAACGTTGTGCGTGCGTCCTGCGTTGTTGGTGCCTTCGTTGTGAGCCTCGCTATATGGTAAATCTGAATAGATGATTGCCTTTCCCGGTTCCACCTTCCAACGGATGGAACGACCAAGGTCGCCAGTGCGACCTGTAAGGATTTTTCTCCGTCCCATTACACCTTTGCCAACAGGAACAACTTTGGTCTTAACCTTTCCGCCTTTGGTTTTGTATTTGACGGTGTGCAATTGGCGACGCTGCACCTCCTTCCACTTTTTGCCGAAAAAGCCCTCTTCCTTGAAGTTCTGCTTGAACATCTGCGTGGCACGGTTGGCCACTATCTTGGGAATGGTCTCGTTTACCGCCTTCTTTAACTGGGCGTTCATTCGTTCGAGGTGTTTGCTGAATTGTTCTGGTGTCATTGTTCTGATATTTAATGTTTTTAATCTTAAAAAACCGCCGTTCAAACAGTGTTCAAACGGCGGTCGGCTGTCCAGCCCACTTGAAATAAATTCGTTTGTTACGTATTATCTATTACGCCAAAATGAGCAGCTGTTGTATTTCCAAGTTTTACCCCGTCCTGTTTGCTCAAAATTTCCATTGCGTGTAGTTCAACCTTCAGAACTTCGGTAAGCTGTCCCGTTACCTTCAGAACCATGTCGGACTCTTTCACTGTCAGTTCACGTTCGTCTTTTGTTTTTGTTTCAAGCTTACGGAGTTTGTCTAATTGACTCCACAAAGCTTCTTTTACATCTTTAGTTCCTATTGCCATACTATTAAGATTTTATTGAGTTTAACTTACGTTTTAATGCTCCACGGAGCATGATTATTTCTTGCATGTCTTTCGGGTATTTTGCCCGGAAAGAATTTTTTGTTTTTAACTGTGCGGAACGGGAAATCATATAAAGATTTTCTATTGCCACGTTGCTACTGTTTCCATCTTTGAATTGAATGTTGTATCCGCGCGGTATGGATCCATGATGTTGCACCCATACGACACGATGTTTCAGTTTCCATTGGTTTGGTTCTGCCACCTTAACCTCCAAATATCCATAACGTGTAACGCGTTCGCTTCCCACTGGTTTATGATTGTGGGGCTGATGACCTTTTTTGAATTCTGTCCGTTTCTGTCGTTCCAATGAGCGTTCAGTACAATTGGGATGGTAGCCCTTTATTCCCTTATTGGATGGAACGCATCCCTTTTGAAAGCGATTTGCCTTTGCTTCTGGTGAGTCTGCCATGCGCGAAAAGAAATCACGTGATTTCTTTAATTGGAGTTTCCCCGCTCTTTTTTCAACAGAAAGTGCAGAACGTCCCAGAACATTGGCTATTTCCGCGTTCTTTTCGTTTTCGTAATGCTCACGTAGAAAATCATCTTCATGTCTTGTCCAAGTTCGTACTCTTGCCATAATTTTAATTTATAAAGCAGTCTGTTATCACTGGCTCCAATTGTGCGGTGGTGTTGGTTGTGAGTTTTTCCACCTTCCAACTGGTGCGGTAGGTCATTTTGTAAATCTCGTAGTTGTAGCCGTTTTCAACCTTCTGGAGGTTGGTGCGTACAAGCTGCTGTGCTCCTGTTGGGCGGAAACCTTGCAATGCCTGGTGCACGTCGTCAAGCAAGGTGAATATTTCGAAGCCGTCTTCGTGCCTTGGGTTGCGCAGCGAGGTGTTGGTGAACCGAAGGTCGGCAATGATGATTTCCACGTCTGCCTCGGCTATCTGGTGCAGTTGTGCCACTTGCGAATAGTCGGCGTTGGCAATGTCAATCAACGCGCACGGCCATTTCACCGGCGGCTGTTCGTAGTTGAGTTGATTCCAGTTCTTGTCGATGTGTTTGAGCGCAGGAACCGTCGAAAGTTGTTGTAGAATGTCAAGAAAAATCTGTTTCATAAGCGTTTATATTTAATAGTTTGAAATGTCGAATAGCTTGAGTTGTCGTTCGTCGTAGTCGGATGCGAGTTCAGGAATCACCGGCTTTTCGATTCGGTTGCTCCCGGTTCCTATGAATCCGTCGCGGTTGACTGCAAACCTCATGTAACGGCGGAACGTGGCTATTGAAATAGGTATTTCGCGCACAACACGGCGACGGTACAGGTCGTACATGGAACAGAAGTGTGAATGCGGCTGGTATTCCGCATCAACTATCTGCTTTACACGCATTGCCCGTTCCTGCCAGTGTTTCATTGTCAATCCTCCATGTCGTTAATCATATCAACCACATTCTGCCAGCCGGGAAAACCGCCGAGGTTTCGGTCGTCGATGTAAACGTCGGCGTATATCTTCCTGCTGTTTGAACCGTATTTCGCCACCATATCGGGGTGGTTGTCGTTTATGCGGTCGAACTCTATGCCGTTGGCGAGCATAAAGTTCACGGCTTCGGTGAGCATGTCGCCGCAGCGGCACGTCCACAGAATCACGTAGTGCCCTTTCTCACGGAGCGAGTGCAATGCCTCGGCCACACCATGGCGAATGCCGTGGATTTCGGGGTACTTGCTGTACACCACCGTTTCGTCGAAGTCAACCGCTATTATCATAGTACAATGTTGTTACAGATACATTGTTGTTCCATCAATAACAGCAAGCTACGTTTCGCCGACTGTGTGTTGCTTCCTTGCGGACTATTGCTAAATTCCTTGTACCGACGGACGAAGTTGCTTATGAGGTTGTTCGCCGTTTCTATCTGACCTTCTGTCTTGCAGGAACGTATCACGCCTGCCACATATTCGTAGTCGCTGTTGAACGAGCTAATTTCTGGTCGTCGTAGGTTCATTTTTGAGTCGCGTGTAATCATAACTGTATCTTTTGGTTGGTTCTTCATTATACGTTTGTAATAGATTTCCAAAAGGCGAGCGAGAGCATCCCGCTCGTCTTTGTCGGCCGTCACAACAAAACGTTGCTCCAGTTCGTCGATGGTGTCCATTATGTTCAGCATTGCGATAGCGATAATGGGACTTGTTTGTCGTTTCCGTTGTCGTCCTTCATCGTCACGCTGATGAACTGGCAGGTCGGCTTTGGACGGTACGAGTTCTTTATGATGTTTAAGCCCTCGGTGAGTTCAGCCGACTGGATTTTGCTTGCCAGCTTTTCGAGTTCCAGAACCTTCGACGCCTTCAGCATTCCTTTGTTGTTTTTGGCGATGAGGCGCATGATGGTTTCAACCAACGCCGCGCTGTTTTCGTCTTTGGCCAACGTATGAAGGAACTCCTTCACCTTTTCTATGCCTTGCTCGCACGTGTCGTCCCAGCCCTCGTTTATACGGTTGCCGAGCGAGATTGAATACTTGCCGCTCTCGTGCGAGAACGTGTTGCTCTGACGGTCGGTCTTGGTGTGGAACAATTCATCTTTCAGTTTGATGAGCGTTTCGGCATCGTCGAATATCTCTTTCTTCAACGCCTGCATCTGGTCGCTCAATGCTTTCAGTTTCTCAAGGTTCCGTTCAAGGAACTGGTCTTTCATCTGCATGTACGCATCCTTTTGCTCCTGTTTGCGCAACGCCTCTTGTCTGTCTTCCTCCGCAAGTTGTGCCTTCAACTGTGCACGCTCTTCGGCTGTCATGTTCTTTACGTCCATATCTATATTGTTTTTTAATGATTAATATTCAAGTTCACAGGGAACGACCTTTCAAGAACATAGTATTTCTTGTCTGGGTGTTCGATGTTGTGGATACGGCTGTTGAGCACGTCGATTTTGTAGTGGATGAGTTCCGTTTCGCGGTGAACTTGCACAAATGTGTTAAGGTCGTTCCTGTGCAACAGTTCATCCTCTTTACGTTCGTTTTTACGCAGACGCTCCAGCCATTCCGCCTTGCGGCGCTGAAGGTACTTGATTTGCATTTTTTTAATCATGTCCATAAGTGTATCAATTTATTAGTTCAACATTGCTTTCCGTAGGATTTCCTTTTGTTTCAGCGACTTCAGGTCGCGTGTCTTGGCGTTGAATGTGGCCGTGTAGAATTTGAGGTCTGAAAGCGTTATCTGATTGAATCTTTCGACCTTTGCGGCACGACAGGCAACCGCCTTGATAGTGTCGATGTTCTCGGTGTTGCCGTTCTCGCGCAGATATGCGCCTATGGCGGCAATCAGACGCTTGCGGGCAGTGTCGAGTTCATCGTTGTGCTGCGCCTCGTCGTCGGTGGTGCGTTCGCCAACCCGGTTTGTGAGGTTGTCAACGAGTTCCAGCAGTTCCGCATACTTCATGTCCTTCATCGACGAAACGCCGTATGTCGCCACAAGCATTGCACGGCGGTCTTCGTCGCTCATTCCGAGTTTTGCGCACAAGGCGTGTGCCTTGCCATAGTAGAGATTTCGCAGTTGCTTCATCATAGCTTTTCGTTGTTAAGGTTCAACCAATAATCGTCGGCACCCTTCTTCCAAATGGTGTATGGCTCATTGCCGCCGTAACGGCTCATAGGGAATGCGCGGTAGCCCTCAATGCGTATCTTCACGAACGCGTCGTAGCGAATGCTCTTGGCGGTGTTGCCCTTGGGCTCCTTGCCGTCGGCGTGCGACACGAATATGAACAATTTGTTCCTGTGCGTCTCAGTCAGCTGGCGGTAGCGCTCGTAGTTCAACCCAGTATATTGGAGCGAGTCAATTATCACCACCTTGGGCGAGCGTGGCTTTTTAAGGCGTGCCGAAAGGTCTTCAATCGGTTCCTTGTCGAGTAGCAGGAACTTGCGCGAAACGTCGCTCATTCCGCACGAAATGACCGCATGCTGCATCGACTGCGAAAGACCTTCCTCCAAACTGTCGTACACCGTCTTCACGTGGCGTGCGAACGCCTTTGCCAACTGTAGGGCGAAACGGGTCTTGCCGTTGCCCGAGTTGCCCCAAACGAGCCACGCGCCTTTCAGTTCCGGATGGCCTACACTGACGCTCCATTCCTCGCCCAGGTCTATCGTCTCGGGACGGTAGTTCACTATGTCGTTAATGTTCAGGGCTCGTTTCATCGGGTTATCTCGTTTGGTTTTTCTTGTTGATTGCATGAACTTTTCTCCGCACACGGCGGAGGTCGCTGTCGCAGTCGTCAATCACGGCATCAATATCTTTAGTGTTGCTTATGCCGTTGGCCTCGCAGATTTTCGCCACGTCGGCCGCGGTCACTCCGTTCAGCTTCACGCATTTGCGTCCGATACGGCTCCAAATTTCGTTGTAGCCCTTCTTTTGCAGACTGATGCCTTTCTGAAGGCGTGTTTCGAGATAATCGGTGGCGGTGAGCACGATTCCGCATTCGTCCTCCAACTGGTTGTATAGCGTGATAAAGAAGTACAGCAGCTGGTCGGTCAATTTGTCGGCTTCGTCAAGAATGATGAGTGGCGAAGACTGCTTTTTCAGACGGCTCACAATGTTGTAAACCTTATCGGGCGTGGTCATTCCGTTGGAGTTGATGCCGATTGCGGAACAAAGTTCCTGAAGGAATGTCTTGCGGTTCCAGAACTCGTTGCAGCACAACAGATATACCTGTTTGTTTGATTCGGCGAACTGACGGCAGGCGAACGTCTTGCCGCTGCCGGCATTGCCTGTGATTGCCATGACAAGAGCGTTTTCCTTCGCGTCGGACAATATTTGCGTCATCTTACCGAAATCGGTTGTCTGCACGGCTTTCCATTTCTCCGACTTGAATCCGATGGCACTCGCCACCGTGCGCCACATTTCGTCTTTAATCAAGTCCCAGTTGCCGTTGATTATCTGGCTCACCGTTGCCGAACTCACGCCGATTGCCACGGCTGCTTTGTTCTGGCTCTCGTAACGCTCGCAGTACTGCTTGAGCGCATTCGCAATTTGCTGTTTTTTAATCTGTTCCATATCCATGAGAATTAATAGTTATCGTAAATAGAATCCGTGTTGATGATTTCGGCAACCGTTTCGCCTTCTACCATCTTACGGAGGCGGTTGCGTTCGTTCTTATGCTGCCCGTGCGAGTCGGGAATGACGAACTTCTGTTTGTCGGCGAGTTCCTTGCGAGCCTCCATAATCGCCATTGTAGTGTCGTTGGCGCGTGAAAGCACGTTGGTGATGTGTTCCTCGTTGGCACGGTTGAACTCGCGTATGCGTGCAAGCTCAACGCTGTCCTGTTCGGTGCGTTCGCAGAGAGCCATCGGCTGCACATACTTTTCCTCCAACAGGAACTGGAGCGTCTCATCCTCGTTGGTCGCCACCACGTGGCTTAGGTCTTTCACATCGTAGCGAATCTGCCAGCGAGTGCTTTCGTAGCGTCGGAAATTGAGGTCGAAACTGTCGTACACGTGTTTTTCGCCTGCTATCGCTATTGAAAGTCCGTTGCCACGCATAAGGTTTCGGTTGCCTGTGGTTTCGCCAAAACGCATCAAATACTGCGTCATGTCCATAGGCAGACGGCGTTCCTCTGGTATCTGTGCGAATCCGCCCACGTAGAGGTCGTGCTTGTCGGCACGCTCACGCTCCATTATTGCCGTGATTTGCGCCACAACGCCATCGTAGTCGGGTTCGCTGTTACGCAAGCGGGCGAGCATTTCGGCGTTCGGCTGGAGCTTCTTGTTCGAGGTCACGCCGTAGCCGCTCCAATTGTTCTGTAACTGGCAGTAGCGTTCGTTCAGGTGCTTGAAGTATCGTTCCACCGGCTTCGACTTTGCGTTGCCCACCTCGGCTGGCGTAACCTTGTTGGCGGCCACGGTGTAGAACGGCATCATCTTCTTTATTGCGAAATGGTCGGACTGTATCTGGTTTGCCTGATACATACGACCGAAAAGGTCTTCGGTGTGGTGCAGGGCATTCTGCAAGGCACGGCCAATGAGGTTGGCGTTTTCCGCTTCGCCTTCCTCGCCAATGGCGTAGCCCACGGGATACATAAAGTAAGTGTCGAGCACCACAACCATCGTCACGCGGTGGCCGTAGGTGGTGCGACCGTTCTTTGTTGTCTTGTAGAAAAGTTCCACATCCCAGCCGTCCAACGTCCACAATGCGAGCGGATAGTTAGGCATTGAGCGGCGAACCTGCATTGCCATATCGTTGCGGTAGGCACGCACACCACGGCGACCTGCGTAGGTCACGGAGTTGAGTTTGTCGCGCCACACCGCCACGGCACTCGCCGAAAGAGGTTTCCAACCCTGCACGCGGGCGAACTCGCCGTAGAGCATCGCCACCTGTTCGTTGTTAAGGTTGTTGTGGTGGGCGAACATGGTGGTGAGCACCTATTCACCTTCCTTGGTTACAACGGCGGCGTTTTTCTTGCCGTTCTTGTAGGCGTTGTGGATGAGCGAGTCGTATCCGCTGCGGAGATATTCCTTGTATTTGCGCTCGAAGGCACGTGCGTTGTCGGGCAGGTTGAAGGGGTAGCGGCTGTGGTCGAGTTCGGCAATGGCCTCGATTGCAAAGTCAATCACGCGGGCTTTGCGTCCGCCGATTGAGGCACGCTGTGCCTTGTGCTGTAGCTCGAATGCGCGCACGGCGTTGAGTATGATTGCGTTTGCATAGTATTCGCGGCGTTTGTCGGCAGGCAGGTGCTTGCCGTCGGCGGTGGTGAACGAGTCGAAGAATCTGCTTGCCTCGGGACTGTGCTCTATGAGGTCGGCAATGCGGTTCTGCCGCACTGCGTCGTATGGGTTGCACCCGAGCACCGCCTGTATTTTCACCTTGAAGCGTTCGGGAATGCTGTCATATTCCACAAGCGCCGGCGTTGAGTTACAACCACGGCGGAGAATGTGGAGTTTTTGCGTATGAGCTAATTTGTCATAATTAGACTTGCTCATAATTGATTCGTCAATTAACATCCGTGCCTCAACTGCTAATATGTTATTGTAATACACCATTAGTTCATCAATCTATTGTCACGGAGTGCTTTATACACGAGAACACCACTTTTTTTGTTGGGCTGGCGGTCGCCATCTTTTATGTAGCGCACGTATCTTTCTGACACGTTGTACTGACGTGCAATCTTTTTAATTGCAATTCGTCTTTCCAGATTTTCAATTTGCTTTTGTGTATCCATTTTATATCTTTGTTCTAAAATCTGGAACAAATATAGGTTACTTTTATAACTAATTCCAAATAAATGGACAGAAATTTAACTACAATTAAGGAAAGAATTTTGCAAATCGCTAAGTATAAGGGATTTACAAATGAGGGATTCTGTGAAAAAATAGGAGTATCCTATTCAACTTTCAAAGGGCAACATAAATTTACATCTATTGGTTCCGAATATTTAGCCACTATACTAACCCTATATGAAGACATCTCACCAGATTGGCTGCTATTGGGTAAGGGCTCTATGCTACGTTCACCAATGAATACTAATGAGGAAGTAAAGGTATGTAATTCTTGCAAACTAATTGATGCATTAAATCATACAATTTCAATCCAAGCAGAGCACATTAACGACCAAAAAGCACAAATAAACGACCTGCGAAAACTTTGTAAGCTGTAA